CCCTCGCCGCCGAAGATGCCGGAGACGAACTCCCCGACTTTCTTGAAGCGCCCGATGATGCCGTTGATGAAGTCGGTGAACAGCCCGCCCCAGAAGTCGAGCGTGTTCTGCCAGAACGAACCGAGCGTCTCGAACAGGTTGTCGGCGAACGCCATGGCCTCCTCGTGCGTCGCGCCGAAGAACTCGATCCAGAACACGAGCGCGGTCTTGAGCATGTCCGCGATGGCCGCGGGGATGGAGCCGAGCTCGTCGACGAGATCCATGAAGCCTTGGATCATCGTGCCGCTCACGGATTCGGATCCGTCGCCCATCGCGACGAGATCATCGATGATGAGGAAGATCGTCGCGATGATGATGCCGAGTAGGACGATGAACAAGAGCACCGGCGCGGTCGCCTTGATCCAGGCTATGACGGCCGTAGTGCCGAACAGCGCGGTCGCCACGGTCAGGGCCGTCGTGACCACGGTCAGCGTCCCGAGCACGGGGCCGAGCGAGGCGATCGCCTTCCCGATGATGAGTGCAGCCTGGCCGAGCCCGCGCAACACGCGGACCGTCCCCTCGAGCGCGACGGCGAGGCCCTTGCCGAGCGTCTTCACGAGCGGCCGCGCATTTCTAAGAAGTTCGATTGTCGCCTTCTTCATGTCGATGAACGTCGGCAGGAGCTCCTGCGCGAACACCTGCCCGAGGCCTTTGGTGGCGCCCGCCTGGTCGGCCTGCGCGTCGGTATACTCACTCGACAACCGGATGAGCTCGTCGCTCATCACGAGCCCGAGCTCGTGCGCGCGATCGCGCTGGCGCTGTAGCTCGGCGGAGCCCTTGAGAAGCGTCGGGATGAGCTGCGTACCGGATCGCCCGAGCACCTTCTGCGCGAGCGCCGTGCGCTGCGTCTCGTCGGTCATGCCGGCGAAGCCGTCCGACAGCTCCGTGAAAAGCTGCTCGGCCGACTTGAGCTTGCCGTTCGAGTCGGTGACGGACACGCCGAGCTGCGAGAAGCCGGAGCGCATCTCCTTGTTGCCGCCGGCGGCCTCGAATGCGTTTTTCGACAGCACGCGCAGGGACGTGGCGAGGTCGCCCATAGAGGCGCCGTTCTTCTCGGCGACGGGAGCGAGCTCCTGGAGGGCGAGCGTCGAGACGCCGATCTTCTGGGCGAGCTCGTCGAGCTCGTCGCCGGCGCGGGCCACGCCGTTGACGGTGTCGACCACGAAGTCGGCCACCTGCTTCGCTGAGAATGCCACGCCGAGGCCGATCGCCGCCTTCTTGATGACGGAGATCGAGTCGAGGACGGCCTTCTCCTGCTGCTTCTCGAACTGGAACCCGAGGGCGACCAGGATCTCACGTAGCGCCATGTGTCATCGCCTCCTCGGACGGCGCGCCTTGACGCGCGCCTCCTCGTGGGAGAACCACTCGCCGTCGTCCTGCACGTCGAGCATCTCGTTCGCCCGGACTACCTCGTTGAGATCCCAGTATCGCCGGATCTCCTCGTAGGTGGCAACGCGCCGTAGCACAAGACGCCAGACGTGGGCGTGCCGGGCCAGGTGCGGCGGGAGGGTTACTTGCCCAGGCCCATGCTTCGGACGGCGGCTGCGATAGCGGGTGCGTTCGCGGAAAAAAAATCCTTGAACTGCACCTTGAGAGCGAAGCCGAGCCACTTGTAGAGCGAGCCGATGCGGCCGCGGAAGTGCGCCGAGAACACCTTGTCGAGCTGCGGCTCCTCGCCGCCCGGCTTGACAACGAACGTCACCCGGGAGAGCACCGCGATGACCTCGCGCTGCTTGGCCTTGCTGAAGCGTTTGAAGAACTCCGTGACCGCGCGCTCGAGCGCGGGGCCGAAGTCGGCCAGACCGGCGTCCGTGCTGTCGAGGACAGACTTGATCTGGTCCTCGCCCTTGAGCCCGGAGGCTATGGCGGCGAGCGACGGCCCGAGCATGTCCCCGATGCCCGCGAGCAGGTCGGTCGCCACGAGCGGATCGAGCATGAGCACCCGATAGGTGTCCCCGTCGATCGTCGATGTCTCTCCGTCGTTCTGGCTCAGGACTCAGCTCCTAGTTGCCGCCGTCGAAAATCTGGATGTTGTCGGAGTCGAGGACCCATTCGCGATTGCTGATCTCGCGGGCGAACTCTGCGTCCGCGGGCTTCTGCACCCACGCCGACTCGGCCACGACGAGCGTGCGGCCGGAGCCGTCCTTGATGAGCAGCGGCCCGACGCCGTCGCCGGACGCCTCATCCAACACGGCGCGCGCGGACAGCGCGTCGTTCGAGATCGAGGTCTGCATGAGCGTAAGCGTCACGGTGCCGCCGGTGTCGTTCGACTTGGCGCGGGCGCCTTCGCCGTCAGCTCCGACGGTCTTGTTGAAGCTCGGGTTGTCGCGCGCGGCGACGATGAACGTGCCGTCCGCGAAGCCCTCGATCGGGATGCCGGCGAAGATGATGCTCACGTCCGCCGGATTGTATGACTTGACCGCCATGCTAGCCTCCTACCGTCAGACGGTGACGACGCCGTTGATCTCGATCTTGTGGATGGCGCCCGCCAGCGTCGCCGTGAACTTCACGTCGGGCAGGAGCCGGTTCGCCTTGTCGACTGACGACACATCGGCTGCCTTCGGCACGGTGACGACGGGCGGCGGATCCGCCGCGAAACCTCCGACGCTGATGCCGAGCTGCATGACGCCGCGCACCTCGTTCTCGATGATGGCGATGCCCGCGTCGGTGAACGGGATCTTGTTGGCGTTGACGATGCGGAAGAAGATGTTTTCCTGGAGCCGCGCCGTGATGAAGTCGACGAACTGCGTGATGTCGATGAACTCCCCGGAGCTTGTGACACCCTCCCCGGTGATGTTGTTGCCGGCGACGCGCTCGTAGATATTCGAGTTCTTGCCGAGAGCGTTCGAGCGCTCGGTCGGCGTGAGCGTGTAGACCGGGATGCCGGCGAGCGTCTTGAACTTCCAGGTCGCCGAGCCCGGATCGAGCGGCAGCACCTTGCCCGCCCACGCGGCGGCCGCGGCCTTGAAGGGCGCAGGATGGTAGATCAGGAACGTCCGCGCATAGGCGCTCAGTTGGAGCGTGCTCGCCACGTCGGTCGTGACGGTCGTGAGGATGTCGCTGTCGCCGGAGGTCGCGCCGAACAGGCGCGGGATCGCCTCGATGGCCGCAGCCATCGCGAGGATCTCGGCCTTGCCGGGATTGTCGATAACGACCGTGTACCAGGTGTCGTTGCCGGCCGGGTCGTTGCGGATCGTGTTGAGGTCGGTGACGACGCCGGGATCGACGGTGACGTTCTGCTGGTTGAGTAGCGAGCGGTCGGCGATCTCGAGGGAGAAGAGGACGCCGGCGGTGTCGGTGTTGATCTGGATCGTGGTGCTCGTCACGTCCACGGCCGTGACTACAGGCGCGACGGAGCTGGCGTTGACGGCGGCGACCAGACCGGCGACGATCTCGGCGGTGGTGGCGGAGGCGTCAGAAGTGAAGTCGATGTTCACGCCATTGATGGTGATGCGGTAGAGCGTCGAGTTCTTGACGAGCGCGACAGTGAGCTCGATGCGTTGGGCCGCCGACAGGCTGCGCTTGCCGACGACGATCTTGTCGACCTTGGGGTTCTGCGAGAAGATCGCCGTGGCGATGGCCGTCGTCACGCCGCTGGCGGAGAAGCCGTCCGCCGCGAGCTGGCTGACCTCGGTGTACTCCTTCGCGACCACGGCCGCGAACGACGCGAGGAACTTCGCCTCGGACGACATGATGAGCGGCACGCCGAAGCCGGTCCGCGCGACGGAAGCCGTCTGCTTGCTGATCTGTACGTTGACGATGTCCGAGAGCGCCATGTCATGCTCCTTTTAGCTGCCGTCCACTGTCGTGTCCACACCAAGGTCGTCGGTCTCGAGCTGGACCTTGTCCATGTACCCGGCCCGCTGCGTCATCTGCGTGGCGGTTCGGAGGCGCACGTCCAGCGTCGCCCTCGCGAGCCACTCGCCGTTGATGACCAAGCTGGTGTCCGTGACGCCCTCCTCGGCTACGATCGAAAGCCCCGCGCCGCGGAAGTGGTCTACCACGGCAGGCAGGCCGAGAGAAGCCTGCGCCTTTGCCGCGAGCGAGCGCGCCCGCGTGGCCGAGGCGGCACCGCCGGCGGCCGCGTCTGCGTTGAATGTGACAGCCACGGTCATCTGCACCGGCCCGGTGACGAGGATCTCGATCTCCTGCCCCGCGGGCTGTCCTGTTAGCGTCGTCGTGCGGACCTCGTCGCGGCCGCCCTCCTTGCGGTGAGCCGTGACCTTGAGCGTGGCGTAGGGATAGTCCGGTTGCGCGACGTTCTGGTCCTCCCAGATCGCGTCCGGCACGATCGCGTCGAAACCCTCGACGCCGCCAGCGAGCCAGTCGTAGATGGCGTCCTCGATCGTCGACCAATCGATTGGCTGGAGGTCCGTAGCCAGCGAGCTCATCGCGTCACCCGCACGGCGATGACGCGGAAGTAGTCGCCGAGATCCTTCCAGTCATCGACGAGCTCCACCTGATAGACGTTGCCGCGGTACGAGAGGCGGTCGGGCGTCCTGCACTCGGAGCGGCGCACGGTGAACAGCTCCGTGTCGGTGAACAGCTTGATCGTGTCCTGGTTGCGCATGCCCTCGGGCAGGAGCTTGAGATCCTTCTCGCCGGTCGGCTGCACGGAGGCGCGGATCTTGATGCGCTTCTCGACGGGCGGCTCGGCGGCGCGGCCCTTCACGACGGACGTGCCGAGGAACCTCGTCACCTCCACGGTGACGGCGACCTCGTCGATGGCGCCGATCAAGTCGAACATCACTCGCCCTTCTTCACGAGCACCGATATGGCGCCGATGAGCGCCCCGGTGTCAATCAACGGCGTCGTCTCGCCCTTGCGCGCGATGGTCGAGGGTTGGAGTGGCGGCGCGATGCCGGACTTGATGCGATCGATGACCGCGGCTCGGAACTCCTCGCCTACGACATGGAGCGCCTGGCGCACGTCCGCGCCCTCGAGGGCGACGCGCGCGATCTCTTCCGAGAGACGGCGCTCCCATCGCGTCTTGCCCTCGTCCGCCGTGGAGCGGAGGAACGATCGCTGCGGCACGCCGACGCTCGGCGCGCCGAACTCGTGGACGGCAGCCAGGTCGGAGTTCGTGATGCCGCCCGTGTGCTGCGCGTCCGCGTCCCTACCCTGCACGCCAACGGTGACGCGGTAGCCGGCGCCGAGCTGCTTGAAGCGGCGCTGGAGATCGGCCAGCCCGCGACCTTTCTCGCGGACCTTGACGGACATCAGTCGCCGCCCGTGATGTTCTCGTCAGGCGAGCCCTCGTCGAACTGGCGCGCCTCGGGGCTGTCGAACTGGCCGATGCGGAAGTGCGGCTGCACGTCGCCCGTGCGATTGTCGAGATCGGTCTTGCCCTGGATGGTCAGGCCGCCGAAGAACGGCAGGACGCCCTTCTTGCCGGCCTCCGTGCGCAGCTCCTCGGCGCGCTTGCGCAGCTTGTCGGCCACCTCGCCGAGCTCGCGCGATACCTCTCCGACACTGATGCTCGCCTTGAAGCTGAACTTGGCGGCGAGAGCATCGAGGCAGAGGGCCGCGGCCATGCGCGGGTTCGAGTTCTGTGTGAGCGCGAAGTCGACCTCTCGATCGTCAAGCTGTGCGGTGCGGCGCTCGGTGTCGCCGGTGTAGAACCGCACAGCGTCGCGTGTAGACGTGGCGGGATCGCCGCCGTAGGTGAACTTGAGCGCCATGCGCTCAGGTTACTACGCTCAACCCTGGGCGTCGAGGATCGCCTGCGCGAGATCGGCCTTGGTCGCCTTCTTCTCGGCGGTGATGCCGAAGTCCTCGGCGAGCTCGAGCAGCTCGTCCTTGGTCATCGCGAGGAGCTGGTCCTCGGTGAACTTCTCCGCCGTCTCTTCGGGGGCCGGGGCCGGCTCGTCGAGCGTACCGTTCTCGCGCGACACCTTGCGGTTCTGCCAATCCTCGAGATCCGCGTCGGTGACTGCGCGCATCGGCTGGCGCGCGGCGCGCTCGCCCATGACGACAGCCTTGCCGTCGGTCGGGCGGATGTAGCCGCGCTTTACCCACACCCCGGGGTTCGGCCAGTTGGCGGCCTCGGGAACGGCGGCGCCGGGCTGGCGCATCTCGTAGCTCCCGTCGGCCTTCTGCACCTTCATCGATCGCAGTAGGACGTAGCTCATGTGTTCCTCCAAAAGTGAAAAGGCGCGGGACTCGTCGCCGAGGCCCGCGCCCTTCATACGGCTCAAGCCGCCGTCACCCTAGCACTAGATGACGTTGAGCAGGAAGGCCCCGAGCTCGGGTGCGACCAGCTTCTGGTCGTAGGCCATCTCGCCCTCGATGCGGTCCGACTTGAGGAGGTCGGCTCGGATGCGCATGATGCGCATCGATCCGCCCACTCGGCCGTTCCACATGAAGGTGTAGCCGCCGGTCGGCGTGAGCAGGCCCGGGCGCGGTGGCGCATAGACCAGCAACACGTCGTTGCCGAACACGAACTGGAGATCGTCGGTCGCGCCTTCGATCGCCACGTTCTGCACGGCCCCTCCGATGCAGATCTCGTCGACCCCGAGGACCGCCGCAAGCAAGCCCGCGGTGACGATCGCCACCTGGGTGTACTTGATGCGCTCGAGGAAGTCCGGATGATCCTGGAGGGTGTCCCACACCTCGTCGCCCATGACGATCTTGTTGCCGCGGAACCCGGTCTTCTTCTTGATCGACCGGAGCTGCTCGCGCATGTCCTCGATCGGCGTCGAACCGCCAGCGCTCCAGAGAACGCCGGGGGTAACGTCGCCGCCCGTGGTGGAGCCCGTCCAGGTCGCCGGCGAGAAGTACCGTGCCGCCCAGGTGAGCTCCTTCTTGAGCGCGAGGTCCCGCGTGACGAACTCGGTGGCGTCCTGGTCGACGTTGATCGCCGCGTCCGCGTTCGCCCGGGTGTCGTCGTCCACGTCCTTGTGGAAGGCGTACACGTCGGCGAAGTAGGTCGGCGTCGAGTCGATCGTGAAGCCACTGCCCACGGACTCCGTGCTCGGCGCGCGCTTGGCCGCCTTCGCCCGGAACCAGTTGGCCTTGTCGTACACGAAGTACCGATCGGACTGCTTGTTCACCGGCAACGCCGGGAACACCTTGTCCGCGATGAACTCCGACTGGTCCTGCAAGAACGCCACGCTGATGCTGCTCAGCGGTGCGTTTACGTGGACATCGGATGGAGTTGGTTGAGGCATTGTAGTTCTCCTTTCCTAGTCCGCGTTAAGCGGCACGTCCTTGAGGGTTGTACCAAACCGAGATGAGCTGCCCGGCGCCGGTCGAAGCGTCGAGAGCCTGGCCCGCCTCGTAGTTGCCGGAGGCCGCCGTGACGGCACGCCCGGTAGCGTCGGGCGTGACTTTCGCGCCCTTCGCGACCGCCGCACCCGCGACGACCTTGCTGACCGTACCGGCACCCCACACCGTCGCGGCCTGGCCGAGAGCGGAGGGCTTGTTCTGCAACACGCCCACCGCGGCTTCGCCTGCGCCGCAGATGTTGATTCCGGTGGAGGTCATCTTCACGAACTTGAACTGATGTGTCGAGAGATCCGCCGCGGCCTCCACGCCGGGCAGAGTCTCTCCCACTTTCTCTACTGCCATGTGAGTCTCCTTCGTTTCTAGTTAGTGAGGGGAGCTGCCTACGCCCGGCTGCGAGCCCTCGAGTTGAGAGCCTTAGAAGTTGTACTGCGCCCGCTGAGCCGGGTTCTCCGCGAGATACTCGCGGTAGAGCGCGGCGCCTTCGGCGGTCTTGGTGCAGACGTAGGTGACCTTCTGCTCCTTCGACATCTCCTTGCCGTTGTCGGCCTTGAGAGTGAGCCCGTGCGCCAGCGTCTCGATGCGCTGCATGGCGGAACCCGCCGGAGCCGCGCCGCCCGCCACGCCCGAGGGCGAGAGGAGGGCCGACTTCTGCACGAGTCCGTTGACGGCCGACAGGATCTTCTCGAGGCCCTTAGCGAGCTCGGGGCTCGATTCGTGGGCGCTCTTGAGCACGAGGCCGAGCTCCGCGGCGGTGCCCGGGATGTGGCTGTACTCCTTGGCCGCCTTCGCGACGTACTCGCGGGTGAGCGTGGCCTCGGTCAGCGACTTGACGACTTCCTCGAGCCGCCCGGTTTTGGCCTCGAGCGCCTCGTGCGACTTGAAGATCGCCTGCACCTGCGCCTGCGCCTCGGGGGCGAGGCCGGCGAGATCGAGCTCGCCCGACTTCTTGGTGGCCTTCTTCTTGGCGGCGGCCTTCTCCTCGTCGGTCATGTCCTCGTCGTCCTTCTTCTTGGGCGGGAACTTGAAGCCGCCCGCCTTGAGCACGGCCTCTACGTCCTCGCTCTTGAGCACGTCGGCGAAGCCCTTCTGGATGCGGAACGCGGCGACCGCGGCCGCGATGCGTTTCTCGTCGGCGCCGGCCGACTTGAGCGTGGCGACGAACTGCTCCTCGCCTTCGGCGGGAGTGCTGATGACTGCTTTGATGGGGTCCATGTTGTCCTCCGATTTGGTGAAGGCGAAGCGCTTTCGATTTGCGCCACGCCGTACAAGGCTGAGCTCCCCGGTGTTGAGGCTGCTCAGCGCGGTGATCGTTGGAACTGGCGGCATGTCAGACGATCGCCTCGAGCCGCAGGAACTCGACGGGAGGCATGGCTGACGACGGGATGCGGGTCTTGAACGAGAAGCCGCCGATGGAGAAGCCGGTGATCTTGCCCGCGCGATAGTCCGCCCATTCGGCGTTGCCGAGCTCGACTCCCGCTATCCAGGCTCCAGAATGCACCTTATCTTCTCCGTACGGCATGATGTAGGCCCGATGCGCCGCGTTCGACATCGCTCCCTCGTAGTCCTTCTTCGTCGGATACGGCATGACGAAGCTCTCGACGAGGACAGCCGACGCCTTGCGACGGTGCTCGAGGCCAATGACCCGCGACTTCTTGACGAAGCCGTGAGCCGTCGACTCGATCTCAGCGGGCGGGACCCATTCGTTTTGCATGTCCACGATGTATGGATCGAGGACCACGCCGTAAACGATCTGCTTCTCGTCCGCCGCCTTTGAGATCCTTACCTGGATCTGTCCGGCCGACCGCAGCTCGCTTATGGTCCCAGCGAGGTTCCCCGGTCGCTGGCCTTCGCGCGGCCCGCCTTCCCGGTGGATGCCATCCTCCTGCACGGGCAGCTCGGTGTCAAGGGACTTGGCCAGCGCGCGCATCTTGCGACCGGCCTCCTCGTCGTAGCGCTCGCCTCCGCGGCGCAACGCCGTCGGATGCGGCAGCGCCAGCGCCGCCCGCTCGCCAAGCGCCGCCTTCGCCACCTTGCCCAGCGCCACGAACTTCGCGTCCGGCCAGCGCTCGAGCTGTCGATCGAGCCATTTCGCGCTGGCCGTGAGCGACGCCTCGAGCTGCTCGAGC